AAACTCTCGGATTACCACCACCATCTGATAACACAATGTTATTGCTTGATGTTCTTATGTCTAAGCCATCTTGATTGCCGTTGAAGCGACCTAAGATGGTGTTCTTTTGACCAGTAGTTATAAGACTACCAGAACCATTACCTATTGCTGTGTTATAGTAAGTGGTGTTTGCATTTAATGCATTTCTACCAACAGCTGTGTTGTAATCTCCACTCACATTATTTTGTAAAGCAACTTGTCCTATTGCTACATTTTGAGTGCCTGTAGTGTTATATCTTAAAGCATTATCTCCTAATGCTGTATTAGCAGAACCTGCAGTATTTGCATTTGAAGCCAAATAACCAACAGCCGTATTATTAGATGCTGTTGTATTATCTCCTAATGCTACATGACCTATTGCAGTATTATAAGAGCCTGTAGTATTTGTAAAAAGTGCTTGTTGACCCATTGCATTATTAGAAGCACCTGTTGTGTTTCCTGATAAAGATTGTGAACCAAAGGCATTATTACCAGTTGCTGTAGTGTTTGCGTCAAGTGCCTGATACCCAACTGCTGTGTTGTTAGATGCTGTGGTGTTGGAAGAAAGTGCTTGATGCCCAAGTGCGGTATTAAAGTCACCAGTTGTCGTGAAACGCAGAGCATAATTACCAACTCCTACATTTTTAGTACCTTCAGTATTGGAAAGCAGAGCATTGCTACCGAAAGCCACATTATCACTAGCTGTGGTGTTGGCTGTCAATGCTGAATTACCAAAAGCATTTAAACGTGTTCCAGTGGTGTTTGCATTTAAGGCTAAACGACCAACTGCTGTGTTGTTTGATGCTGTGGTATTTGCGTATAATGCCTGATAACCAACTGCTGTGTTGTTATCTGCTGTGGTGTTTGCTTGTAAAGCAGAACGACCCAAAGCAGTATTGTTGCTTCCTGTAGTATTGCTGTCTAAAGTTCCTACACCAACACTTATATTTTCACTGCCAGTTGTATTAGCAAGCATAGAGTTATAGCCTACTGAAACATTGTTTTGACCACTTGTATTTGCAGTTAAAGAAGCAGAACCAATAGCAGTGTTTCTTGCACCACTTAAAGAGCCATCATCTAATGCAGTATTACCTAAAGCTACGTTATCTGTACCAGTTGGATAATTACCATCTAGTTTAATAGTGCCGCTGTCTACGCTTACATTACCAGCTACTGTAAGTCCGTCTGTAACTGCCGTGCCTGTTACATCAATGCCTGTGGCGGTGGTTTCTAGTTTTTTACTGTTATCGTAATAAAGCTCAGATGCTCCATTAATAATAAACTTTGCCATAGTTTCAGAACTGTCTGAACCTTTTACAATGTCAACAGAAGCACCTGCTGTAGCTAATTTAAGTGTACCTGTACCACCTTCATAAATAATACTATTTGAGCCATCATGATAAATCTGTAGGTCAGACCCTGCACCAAATACTGCCTTATCACTGTCGCCAAAATTAATATCTGCTGATGTAGTCATACCATCTGTTGTGATTACACCTGTTACGTCAATGCCTGTAGCGGTGGTTTGAAGTTTAGTGCTATTATCATATTTAAAAATATTTGCACCATCAGCAATAAATTGTGCCATAATCTCTGAAGTGCCTTTTTGTATATTAACACCTACACCATCAGAAGTTAAAATTAAAGAACCTGTACCTACATCCTTAACATAACTGTTACTACCATCATGATAAATTTGTAGGTCAGCACTGTCACCCAACTTAATAATATCATTGTCACCCATGTTAAGGTGTGTCGTTAGAGTAGTCTCACCTGTAACACCAAGAGTACCTGCTATTTGTATGTTTGTGTCAAGTTTAGCACTTGTGACTGCATCGTCAGCTATCTTTGCTGTGGTAACATTAGCATCAGTTATTTTAGCTGTTGTCACTGCATTATCTGCTAGACCTGCTGTTGCTATCTGTGGTCCTTCACCTGTAGTGCCATCATGTGAGTGTCCAGTTGAACCGTTAAACGCAGATTGTATAGCATCAAACTCTCCATCAAGGTCTGAAGCATTAATTACGTTACCGTCAGCTATATTGTTAGGTGTGTCGTTTCTTGTATAGCCTGTTCCCATTTATTATCTCCTAGCGTTAGTAGTATACTGCAGGGTTGCAGCGTCAATAGCAAATACAGCGTCTATTGTATCCCCTATGGTCTCATATACTATAGATACTGTAAAACCTGAACCTATTGTTTGCAATTCATATATCGCTTTCTGTTTACCCCCATACGAGGATGTTCCATAAACCCCAGCACCATAAGATATTGATGAAGCTGCGAGGTTTGAAAAAAGCAATGAATTAGGTTGAACAGTATTCTGTTGGTCAAAGTCAAATTTAAGAGAGTATCTAATATCTACCTCTCCGTTTACATCTAAGTATGTTATTCCTTTATATACTGTTTTACGGACATTAGGGTCACCTAACGGTACATAAGGAGTAGCAAACGTAGCTTGTATCTTCTCTCCATCAAAGCTATTACCTTGCTCCATGCGATAAATGTAACCATCACTTGCACCAAAGTAAATAAGTTCTGTCCGACCTACGTATTCACTGTCTATTGCGTTAACATTAAAACCACGTAAATCATTAAACGCCATACCATCTTGTAATTGTGTAGCTGCTATACCTTTTGCTGAAGCGTTAGTATACCCTACGTTATATCCAAATATTCTGTATTGACTCTTCTCACGAATAACTGTACTCATAAAACCATCAGGACTACTAGTAATTAAATCTAGCATTTCATCTTGAATCGTCTTTGATACAGCAGCTAGACTAAAGTCTCCTATTCTATCAGTAGCAGAAAAAAGACGAAGACCATCAGGTCCTAAGAATATAACATCTCCACCAATCTCTTGTATAGTATCTGAAGCAACACAACCTAAGTCACGAGACACTGGTTGCATACTAAAGTCAGCTACACTATTACCATTAAGTACATTTATACTACTTTCGCTAAATATTATTAGCTGCTCACGAAATACAATTAAACCTGTAATTTCATCAGCTACATTAATTATACCACCACCACTAGCAATTGTCAAGTCATTATCTTTGTAAGGTGCGGTATATGCTAAATTTTTTCCATTACCAAAGAAAATATGATTCTTAAAGTTTACTATAAAACTTGTACCTGATACATCAGATGGTAAAGCAGTTAATTGTTCAAACGTAGTTCCATCAAATCTAAATGGTTTGCCTGTTCCATCAACAAGCATAAGTTTTTCTGTACCATCAAAGTCATACTTTAGAAATCTTACTTTGCCTGTACCACCACCTATTGTAACACCTGCACTACTATAGGTTGCGTTGTCACTTACTTGTGTCCATCCTGAACCTGAAGAGAAGAATAAGTCATCTCCACGACAAGCAAACACTTTGCTGTCATATCGCACTATACCTCTGATAACACCTGTATTCGTTACAGTATTGGTATCAAACTTCTCGTATCCTTCAACTCTTCTGTATCCACCAAAGATAGAAGGTTCAAAGTTACGCAGTATACGTGCTGAACCAGGTGCTTGAAATCCTTGCTGATAAGGCGAAAGGTTTGTTATCAAGCCACCTTTAAATTCAAATGAATGGGTTTGCCATGCGTCTGCCATTAGATAACAGACCTAGAAAATCCCATCCTACCACCACCTGTGTTCTGTGGTATCATTGTAGAACGTAAGTAATATGTTCTGTTGATTAATACAATACGCATATTCTTTATACCTTCATCAAACTTCTGTTTAGCTACCATTGCGTCTTGTGAATTACCACGGAATAAATAAGCATAATGCATTGCTCCATCTACAATAACATGTTTAAATCTTTCAGGAACAGCAGGAACATCATCATATAATTCTAAATCTACAGGAACACGATAATATTCATATACAACTGTATAGGCTTTATCAGGTTCAGGTGTAAGTAAATACTCAAGAGCAGGTCCATGTGCTACCATTTGTGGCACACCACTTCTACCATTGGTATTGTATTCTTGGTCTACATATTTATCAAGATATTCTTCATAGGCAAGTATACCTAATCTTGTTGTTGCATTTCCTAATGAGCTATCTTCTTTTATACGAAAGCTATCAAAGTCTACTAGTTTAGCATCATGTGGAAAAGCATATCTTGTTACATTAGCAGATAAAATATCTTCTTGTTCTACATGATTAAAGGGCCAATTAAATTCATGTTGGTTGATATCACGAAGAGATGCATTGATAGCATCCTTTGCTTGAGCATAAAAACCTACAGCAGTAGAAAAGTTGCTTGATGTAAGTTCTACTTCATTAAGTCTACGGTTTACTTGATTCACTAATTCTAAATAATTATATGCCATTATTTCTGCCTTATAGCTATTTTAACAGTACGTTCAGCTTGACTTCCAGTGCTGTCAATAATCCGACAAATAAATGAGTACTCTCTATTTAATATACCACCACCTAAATTAATTGTAGCAACAGTGTTTGTATTTGTTTGTGATACATTCTGTATATTATCTGTTACTGCATTACTAGAAGCAGTTGTTAATGTTTCACCTGCATCTATTTGTGTCTTACCAATCTCTGATGTTTGTACAAACCATGTCACAGAAGAAATGGTAGCTGTATCTAAAAAACGAGACCAATCCATACTGTAATCTAGTTGTTCATCAGGGTCTTTAACGGGCCATCTAAATGACATTTATTATAATCCTTATGCTGCTGCTCTTCGTTCTGCTACAGTAGATTGTCTATCTACATATACTGTGCGTGGTAGTTCTGCTTTAACATATACTATACGTGATGATTCTTCTTTGATATATACTATACGTGGTAGCTCTGCTTTAACATATACTATTCTAGGCTGTTGTTTTTCTACTAGAACTGTTCTCTTTCTGTCATAAAGAGTTTTAACAGCTTCAAAATCAAATACTACACCTGTTGCTGTTACTGTATTAACTGTGCCTATAGCTGATACACCTGTTAATGAATGTGTATTTGAAAAGGTAAAGTTATCATTAACAAAACCTGTGGCACTAACACTACTTAAAACTTCAGTTGGTTTATCTTCTACAGTGTTTACAAAACCAACAGCTTGAACACCTATGAGTGTTACATTTGCTGTACCTGTTAATGTAAGAGTACCTATTGTACCTGTTGCAGATACACTTCCTAGTTTTTCTATAATGTTAACAGTTACATTGTTAACAGAACCTGTAGCACTTACACTATCTAATGCTTCTGTAGGCTTCTCTTCTACTGTGTTTACAGAACCTGTAGCTTGTACTCCTGTTATTGGAGTATTGATATTCTCTTTTACAGTATTGACTGTGCCTGTAGCTGAAACACCTACAACAGAAACTTTAATAAATACATTTAAAGTTCCTACTGAGCCTGTAGCACTAACACCTGTAGAAATACGTTCTGTAACATCTACTTCAAAACCACCTGCTACAACACTAGCAATAGTACCTGTAGCGGAAACACCACTAATACTAGCGGTAAGATTGACTACACCATATTCAGACGTTCCATATAAACCTGAACCATATCGTGCAGACTGTGCTATGATTGCCATAGCCTACTCCTTACGCTATACGTATTACAGCGTTTGATGCGTCAGCGGCAGGAAATTCAATTGTTAAGTCACCAGCAGTAGCGGAAACAGTACCACCAAAATCAATAACAGCAATTGCAGAATTTGAATTTGCTGTATTATAAATGATACATCCATCTGCGGAAACAGTTACGTCACTAAAAACTTCGTCAGTAAAATCAACAATGGCAGTAGAACCTGAAAGTGAAATAGCTGCACCATCAAGTACATTACCACCTGAATTGTAATTAGTGCCTGATGCTTCATCTGAATTGCCTGTTACGTCAGAGTAATTAGTTGTACTAGCATTATATGTACCTGTAGGCGATGCTTTGATAAGAGCAATTTTAAGTGTGTCTGTATCTAAATCGTGAAGACCACCTAGTAGTTCTGTCTTAAAGCTATTACACATTGCGGTTGTGATAGCCATATATTAATCTCCTATAATATCAAATGGTGTAAAGGGCAACCCTAAAGCTGCCCTTCACTTACATTAATTTAAGCTAAAGTGTCTCTATCAACTTCGTT